CGGGATTCTGCTCCAATTCTGCGTTGGATACTGCGGCCATACGCGATGTACGTTTGAGCATATCCGAAATGCGCGATGTCTGTTCAATGATCGCGTTTTGCAGATCCTCCAGATATTTCAAGTGGCCTTTGGGGTAAAACGTTTCAGCACTCAAATCAAACTTGATGCACACGAACGGAAACCCCTGCTCAACCAACCACCCGGCTTGGTCTACGCCGTTTTCCAGGTCTAACACAGGTTCGGTTGGTTCGCCGGTATCTGGATCAATATCAAAGACGGGTTGGTTAAAGGTGTCTACTACTTGTGGGAACACCATCTTGCGATACGGGTGCGGTATATCTTTGATTGGCTTATCTACGCCGGCAGCAAACGTCACTTCGCGCCGCTCGACCCTCATGTGCCACCGTTCCAGCTGCACAAACTCGCCATTAGAAATAGCGTCTGTGATGGCCTGTTGCTCTGCGCTATCGTATCGCGCGCCCATCAGATCGCCATACCCCAACTTGTCTTCCTTCGACATGGCCGTAGGCTTGATGGACTTTTTGTTTTGTATCGTGGGATCGTCTAACAAGAACTTGAGCGGTACCCAAAACTTTTCCCGTATGTATCGCTTATCGCCCAACCTGTGTGGACTGCCGGTAGGATCAACGTGAACACAGTGCGGTGCAACGCGCGATGCTACAACCAAATCTTCGGCCATATCGTCATTGGTGACGTATGGAGCAATGATATCATCGCCTACCGGGTTATAGTCGAGTCTGACCCAACCCACGCCGGTAAACAGCGCGTCGAAAATGGCTTGATGTACGTGTGATTTAAGGTTGCAAATATTCATCCAGCTGGCACTGGCACGTTCTAATATCTCTGCAACACCCTGGTTTACTTCATCCTCTACACTGAATGATTGCACCGGGTAATTGTGGGCAATCGTGCCGAGGATCTGCCGAACAATGGGATAAAAACGCGAAACCTTTACGACATCTTCGCTTCGCAGGTCGCGAATGCGCTTATCAAACTTCAGGTCATATGCGTCATATAGCTTCTGCCATTCGTCGGCCCGGTCTTTATAGAGCCGGTCAAGCATCTGACCTTCTGACTTATACCATTTAGCTTCGTATTTGTTCATTCATAGTGTATCGTCCTTATGCATACCTGCTACTTGGCTTCTCTGCTATGATCTGCTCGATCAACCGCCCCCCGTCAGCAGCAGCAGGTTTTGTCCCTTTGCGCGGCTTGTAAACATGATTGATGCCATATCGCAGCGCATCCGCTCCGTGGTCATCGCCGCCCTTTGCCACATCTTCCATGTTCCGTGTATCTCTCTGCACACTCAACAGCGAATCCAGTATTGGCTCAGAATACCCCCGAAAAAACTTGAGCCGGCCATGATGCAACAAATTGCCTATGTTGCGCCAACCGTTCACCCTATCCATGTTCGCCCGATGCAGGTATACGCCGTTCTCTGTAAACGTATCGGCCACGGATCTGGCTTGTGACGCTTCCCCTGGCGCGCGCTTCGTCCACATATCGGACGGTGCTAACACCTGCCGCGCTGCGCGTCCCACTACGCCATGCTTACCACGCGTAAATGGGCAACCTTCGATCATGCGACTGATGCCGCGCGCGTGTTCTGCGCCGGCTCCAGATGCGTAGTAGCTGTTTATTACCCACACATCGTCATCGTAGTCCACAGCGAGAAGGCAGCCGGCAGTAGGATTATTCTCCCCGTAGTCCAGTGCCGCAAATATGACCCAACTATCTGGTATCTCAAACGGATCAACCACCAGCGAATCGCGCGAAACAGCGAACATTGAACCCGGTGACGCATCCCAATCCCCTTCTAACCATGCTGCCACTAATGCCGGATCACCAACCGCGTGCAGCCGGTCTATGTATCCCGGATCATTCTCTAACAGTATCTTGTTGTCTTCGACCCGCGCCGGTATGTAGCACCTGACCATACCCGACTTTTTGCATCGAAACGGCACATACCCACCTGGCGCACGATCAATGCCAAAGTAGCTTTTCACTTCGGCATGACACCGGCCACCGGGATTAGCCGTTGATACGACCCGTTTGTTCTTTGCCGGCCCTCGCAGCGTGCCGAGCATCGCCTTATACGCATCGAGGCTGCTGTGGTTTGCTAACTCGTCCCAAAGCAGTATGGAGTACTGATGCCCCTGATACCGCGTGACATCGGCCTCGTTGTCCAGATGCCTAAACGACAACTGCGCCCCGTTAGGCCAATGCCACTCACGCCGGCCCACTTTCCACTCACCACCCGTTGCCGGGTATATCTCTAAACTCTGCTTTACTACTTCGTCTAACTCTGGGTGCGAACGCCTAAACAGGATGCCGCGCCAGGCTGCCCCTTGATCCAGATCCTGTGCGAAGCTGCCCAGAAGTAGGCTCGTTTTGCCGCCGCCGCGTGCGCCCCCATACAGTAATTCGTCCACAACCTTGCGTGCTGTGATCGCGTGCAGCTGTGGCCCGACCTGTGGTGACCATACGAAATCGGTCAATCCTCTAATGCCTCTGCCACTTCAGTGCGCGCCGCTTGCACCTTCTGCTTGATCTCAAGCCATTCCTCGATGCTGTTGGCTGCCGGCGGCGTATCAATCACACGCGTTTCGGTCTGGATCGCTCCACCGTTCGCGCCGGTAATCTCTGTGCGCTCTGACCAATCACTGCGAACAGTCTTATTATGCGTCAGAAACCACTTAGCACACCCGGCATCCCCACTCATGATACCGTCTATAATCGCATTGCGCGCGATCTGGCCGACGACCTTATCCGCATTCTCTAATGCCTCTTCGACCTGTGGGTATTTCTTAGCGTATCGCCAGACCGTCATAGGATCACACCCCAACACATCAGCCGCATCAATCCGTGACCCATTAGCTGACATAATCGCGTCTACCATCTCTTCTATGGTAAACTGCTCTGTGTTTGTACCTCTGCGCTTCTTCATAACAACCTTATATATAGATCACGCGTATAATGCTATGTGATCAGCTATGCGTTCTTTCAGCCGTATCTGCTCGCCAGTTGGCCGGCGCAACCACTTATACACTAGTACGACCATACCCCTGGCCGAATATCCGAATCCACGGTATCCAGATGGAGAAACCGCGTCTTGTAATCACCCGATTGTGACACGCCAATACCTGAAAAGCCTAACGCCATCGCAGCAGCTAAGATCTTGTGCGCCTTGCTGCCCATGCACTGCACATCAATCGCCTTGCCCTGTGCGTGCGCCCCGACAGTAGACTTCTTTGCCTCGATGGGATGATCCGGCGATCTGTATCCACTGGTGATAACCAACGGCTCATCGACCAAAACGCGCAATTTTTGCACTTTCGTCATAAAATCTGGATCAATATCACACTCGCCCGTATGCTGGCACGCCATCTCTTGGAACGAGAAATTAGGCCACTGATCTGTGGGCCATGTATCTTCTGTGTATTTCATTGGCTCTTAATATATGTGGGATGATGCCGGGACGATATTTCGACACCACCCCACCAGAGAGAAATAGAAAAGAGGCAAGTGATCCTCGTATAAAACTACCTTTTTGAAAACCAAAAAGCATGATTAACATAAGAATACTTATAGGACATATACAATATATTATGTAAATTACTATGGGACAGCACTAAAGGCGCATAAGACATAGACATATTCAATATTTTTTTAAAATAGTGTCAAATGTGGCATCAAGATACACACATTGGGTATTGTTATGGTGCAATCATGTTCATAAAATATAACTGCGAAGGATATTTCATTTTATGATTAAAAAATATCAACTGAACATTGAAGACTTCAAAGATCCCCACGAAAGCAATGAGTTTTGGATACGACTGCAGCAAATAGTCGAAAACAGCAACCATACCTTAGATACCCTATCAGAAGCGATTGACGTTCCCAGGCGCACATTAGGCCGCTTTTTGAGCCGCCAGACTCACGCAGATGTGTTGCGTATGGTGTATGACATATCAAATGCGTGTGGCGTAAAACCTGCATTGTTATTTGACAAAAGCAAGCAGATCCCCCACCACGATCTGACTAACATAAAATCTATAGACCGAATGTTGATGACCGCGTATAACGGCGGGTCTGTAACCGGGTGCGACGGATTTGCAAAAACGTGCAGCGATCAGTATAGGTTACGGCATCACAGATGGCGTATAAACAACCAGACACAACATGATCGAGTAACGCAACTGCTTAAAATAGACGAGGAGGGATACCCTTCCCTATCAATAGTTGATGAAATCGCTCTGAATAACTCTGTATCCGAAACAAATAAAATGTCACGACAGCTATACCTACATAGGGCATATATAGCCGGTGAAACGATTGTTGTGCAATATACTATGGAAGAGCGGAAAACATCGCCACACAGTGGAAAAACAGTACGCGAGGCGAACGTATATACCGATCACGTTACTCTAGAACGACCTATTGCAGATTATGTAGAAAATGGGCGGCTCGTGCCGAGAATAAAAATCCGGCAATGGGTTGTTGAAAAAAAATTTAGGCTGGATTAATTAATGCAGATTGAATCAGTCTGGTCTATATTCCAGAAACGCACCAGGTTGGCAGTCCAATACGCCACACAAACGGTTGATGGTCGCTAAATTGGCAACCTTGTGACCCTTAATGTTTCTATTTAGCTGCTGTGGTGACATTCCAGCGCGACGAGCCAACTCAGCTTGTGATTTTATACCTGCGCGAGCAGAAAGAGCATGAAGTGAAGTTATATTTATCATAATCATAATATACAATTATACACACAAAAGGCAACAATTAGCTTGCATTCATTGACCTTTATGTGTATACTATGTTATAGTTAAGCAGTAAAAAGAACGGGCCAGGTCGCTTAATCTTTGGCGAGACATCGACCTGACCCTCCACATCAGCCCGGAGGCTTTTGTATGCCACAAATGTCGCAAAAAAAGTGTACAAAATCAAGCAATAGTGATTTGGTTTTGTATGCTATCACCCTTTTCGCATTCAGCTATCTGACTATTCGGGCATTTATCCCGTTCACGTTGGAGATGCTGCGATGACGAAACCCTGCCCCCACTGCACCAATAATCTCTACATCTGGCCCAGATCTGCCGATTGGATCTGCCAAGACGGTGCGCGCTGCGGCCACACCGAACGTTCCACTGCAGACGAATTGGTCGAGTATATCGCGTATGTGACCAAGCGCATCGACAATGCCAGATCTGCCACTGAACCATGCACCACGCGCATCGAATCACTCACGCGCACACTGAACACCGCAATCAACAAACACATAGAACTTCAACGCACGGCTGTAGCAGCGTAGTGCGCGCAGTAAATGCGTAGCTGGTCGGTAAGCATTAGCAGACGGCAGCGGTTACGCATGATGGGCGGCTACTGTGGGGTTTGACCCAGCCGCAACCCAGCCGAAACAAGCGCGAGGGGTGGTCAACGGTTCGATGCC